CGAACGCATTCAGGATGTGTCCGCAGTTGCTGCAGGTGATCACCAGCTCGATCAGGCTCGGGTCATGAGCTGCAGAGCCTGCGGTGATTTCGGGGTACGGAGTGCTGCACGCGGGGCAGTCGATTTCCAGAACATCAGCCATGGGGACGTCCCTCCAGCTCGGTATCAATCTGCAGGTCGAGCGCGTCACCCTGTGCGAGGAGCAGCGCCGTGGCCTTCACTAGGTTCTTTCGAGCGTCCAGGCTGGGTTTCCACCAGGATGGCTCGAACGGCCACCAGCCCGGCACCAGTTGCGTCAGGCACGGTTCTCGTTCTGGCTGGCAGATCTGCGTAACGGCTTCGTCGGCGTAGCAGGTAGCAGCCAGCGCTAGTTCACCGCCTCGGTGCTCAGCGTCATGGTCGGGGCTGAAGCCTTCCTGTCGGATCTGCCGCTGCCGTTCTGCCAGCACATCCCGAGCGAAAGCAGATACCGGCTGCTGGACCGGCATCGCGAAAAGAGCGATCACGTTCTTGCCATCCTCAGCCCATTGCTCCGCTCGGTTTGGATCAGCCGTGTGGTCCGAGATCCAGGCGCCGTCGAAAATGGCCCATGCCACAGGCTGTACTTGCGGCGCCCCATAGAGATGGGCTGTGCAGCTCATGAGGTCGGGGTAGCCACCAGGACGTCCCATTCGGTGCTTGCCGTTCTCCAGCGGCACGCCGGCCTGGCAGCCGTCGCACTGGTTCCGCTTTGTGCCTTTGTTCATCAGTGCACCCTCCCGTTGGCCGCGGCCTGCTTAAAGTTCTCGCGGTAGCGGTCGGTGAACTGCTCGACCTTGCGCATGACCAAGTTGTGATCTCCGACGAGTTGTGCTTCGCACATCACAGCCAGCTCGTTGCAGAGCCGGTCGCTGCTGGCTCGCAGTTGATCGAACTGGAGCCAGAGGTCGTTGTACCGGTTGCACTCCGTGACCAAGTTTTGCTCGGCCTCCTTTACCTGCGCCCTCAGCTCGTCAAGGAATCCGTCGAATCCACCCAGGAACAAGAGCGTTCCGTCGTCGTCGACCTGGAACGTCGTGTTGAGCAGCGGAACGCGCACACCCTGAATGCTGGCGAACAGCTCGACTTCATCCGGTTCCAGATCCAAATGGCGCGCAACGGTGTGTAGGCGACCAGCCAGCTTCTTTACGGTTACCGGAAAGCTGCTCATTGGTCCTGCTCCTTCACCGGGGTCGTCCAGGCCACGTCAACACCGAGCAGGCTGACGACATGGACGGTGACCAGCCCGCGAGTGGTCTGGCGAATGCCGCGGATGGCGTTGCGGAAGCGGCGGTGCAGCCGCAGCGAATCCTCTTCGCGGATAAACAGGCGGCGATCGAGCACCGACGTCTGCTCAATCGGAATGCCGGCCTGGCGCAAGGCGCGGGTGGCGCTGTTGACTGCTTCCAGGCAGCGGGCCAGCTCTGGCGTCAGTACTGTGCAGAGCGGCAGATGGGTAGCTTTCGGCTGCTCTTCAGGGAGGCGGCCAGTGATCGGTACGACGTTCATGTCAGGCCTCCCGAACCACGTCAGCAGTGACGCGCGGCTCGCCGACGAGCGCGGCATAGTTCATAGCGGCCTTCACCAGGTTGCCGATGGCCAGGGGATAGAGCAGGCTGGGCTTGTTTTCCTTGACGCCCCCCAGCCTCTCGATGATGGCCTGCAGGCCGGATGCATCGATCACATCGCTCAGTGGCTTGCCAACCCGCTCGAAACGAAACGCCAGGTGCTGTTCCAGCCCGCCGACCGTGAGCGGCGGCAACTCGACGATCTCGATGCGCTGGGCCACCTCTCGGACTTCGCCGTTGCGCGGCGACAACTTGATGAGCAGTTCGGGCTGACCGATCAGGATGATCGACACCAGCTTGGTGTAGCCCAGTTCGAGTTCGCGGTAGCGCTTGAGGTGCTTGATCGTCGGGGTCGATAGGCTGTGTGCCTCCTCGATGATCAGCAGGTGGCGCGAGCCTGCGGTGTGGCTGGCCTTCAGAGCCTTGTGCAGTTGCGCCCAGCGGGCCTGCGAGCTGTTCCGCGGCGTTTGGTCTGGCGCGATCTCCGCCAGGATGGCCTCGGCGATATGCTCGCTCTTGAGGGGCTTGCCCTTGGTGTCGTTGTCTTCCATCCCCAGCACGTATGGCTGAATGACCGTCACCGGGCTGCCTTCCAGGCGATGCTCCAGATCTCGGCGCAAGGTGGACTTGCCCGCCCCTGACTCGCCGATCACTGCCAGGAAACCATCGTGCATAGCGACCTGGTGCATCGCCTCGCGTACATAGCGGATATCAGCGTTGATGAAGATGTCGTCGGCGCTGTGCAGTTCGTCGAAGGGGTCGCGACGGATGTCGAAAGCCTTCTTCGTGGCTGGCAGCAATACCTGTTTGCGCATTAGCATGGGTTCGCACTCCTCGTTTTCTTGAGCGTCTTCGGGGGTTGCAGGGGCCCCGGCGTTGGCGCGCCGGGGCCCCACTTCGTCGAAGGCCTGGCGCACGGTGTCGAACTGCGCGCCCTGAGCCATCAGGTATTCGGTGATCCGCCAGGCCAGTTGCTGCTGGTCCAGCGATTTCGGCCACTGGCTGTGGTTGATCAGTTGAGCGATCGCCGCCGGACTGAGATCGACCGCACGGGCCAGATCGGTCTGCGGCTTGCCGAGGCTGGCCAGGACTTCCTTGAGCTTCAGCATTACGAGTTACCTCCCACAACGCGCAGCGCGGGCCGGCTGGGCGCCGCCTGCAACTGCTCGACGATGCTGTCGAGCTGGTCCTCCAGCACCCCGTCGGGGTAGTTGGACTTGAGCCAGAGCATCGACTCGGGACTCCAGACGCCATCCAGGCGTGCCCGGAGGATCTTGGCGGCTGCCGGGTGACTCAGTGGCGTGCTCTCGACGGTGGGCAGTGTCACGTCGAGCTGCAGCTCGCTGCCCTTGCGTGGCATGAAGGTCGGCAACTGAGCGTCTTCGATATGCTGGTAGGGCTTCAGCCTCCCGCCGAACGGAATGGCCTTGGCCTTGCGTGCGGCCTGCTCTTCGGCATCGGTATCGACGCCCATGGCCAGCCGGGCCGCTTCCTTGCGGGCTTTCTGCGCAGGCGTCTCCGCATGCTGCCGGAAGTCCTCGCCAATCATGGGTGCCCGCACGTCGAAGCCGAACTCGTCTTCCTCGATCCTCGGAATGACGTGGAAGACTTCATGGCCGTCCTGGTCGAAAGTGATCGCCTGGGCGGCATCGCTTTGCCAGGGGTTGCGGGTGATCATCAGCTTCTCGCCGATCATCACGCCAGGTACGACCGAGACGTCGTATTCAGTTCCCTGGAAGCTGACGCGCAGCTTGCTGGTGACCTTGCGGCTCTCCGGCTCGGCGATTGCCAACTGGCGGCATACTTCGACGCTGGGCGCTTTCACCAACTGGTGCTCACGGATGCGCATCCAGGCCTCCGAGCGGGTCATCCCATGGCGGGAGTGCTTCTTCGCGGCGTTGAACCACGCGCGCCAGGTCTTGGCGGCAGCGTTCAGTTCGTCCAGATCGGCGACAGGCTGGAAGCGCAGTCCCGCCTCGAACTTGCGCTCGATAAGGTTCCGGGCGTTCTCCACCTGGCCAGTCACCCGCGCGGCACCGGGCTTGTGAACGATGACGCGGATGCGCAGCGCACGGCAAAGGTTCCTGGCCATGGCCGAGGTGTTGGCAGAACCTGGGTCCATCATCAGAATCTTCGGCACGCCGTGCAGAATGTCGTTGCCACCGCGCTCCTGCATGGCGTCGATCAGCACATCACACAGGTTCTCGCCGCTCTCGGCTCCCATGACGTACTTCAGGTAAATCCAGCCACTGGCGTGCTCGGTGATCTCGTACGACCAGACCCGGTTGGAGGCGATGCGGGCCACGTTCTTCGGCTTGTTCTTGTAGAACTGGTCATGCTCCATGACGCGCAGGCCGTTACCGTGCTCATCGGCGCCGGGCTTGAGGTAATAAAGAACACACAGCGAGGCATCGATCTGCCAAACGTGGTTGGGGTGGCAACTGCCCAGCTCCGTTACCGGAGCAGGCTGCAGCAATTGCTGGGGATGAACCCCGAAGCTGTAGAGAGCCCTGGATATCGCACTGATGGACAGCGGCCGAATCTCGCCCGTGTCCTCGTCAACGACGTCCGCCCGGATCATCTTGCTGGCCCGTAGCGCTTCCACCGCATCCTCCAGGCTATACAGGCGCTTTTCGTTGCGGCGCGCACTCTCCATCAGCGCGCTACTGATGGTCAGGGCATCTTCCCGGCTCAGGGCACTGGTGCCGGCGTCACTCCGGCGTTTGCGGGGCTTGCTGTCTGCGGTGACCTCCCTCAGCTTGCGGTAAAGCGTGGCGAGTGACATGTCGAGCCGCTGGGCCGTCGACTGGGCAATCTCTACGCGCTGCCCGCGTGGGGCGGCGCGAAGGGCGCGCTCCAGATCGACCAGGGCTTGAGTAATGACGGCGCTCATGGCTCAGTCCTCAGCCACGCCTGCAGGCTGGGACTTGCCCATTTGCTCGATCCAGCCGAATTCGCTGATGTCATCGGGGGCTTCGCCGTCGGGCAACTGGAACTCTTCGCGAATCTGCAGGAGCAGTTTTTCGAGGTGGCGCACCAGACCGGCCTGGAAGGTGCGGGGGTCGGTACCGGTCTTTTCGGCGTGGTCGAGCATGACGGAGAAGGCTTCGCGCAACTTGCCGCTGATGTCGGCCTCGGCTTCGAAGGCGATCGCCGTTGCTTCCTGGCGAAGCTCTTTCTCGGCCTCATCCGCCTTCATGGTTTGGATGCGCCGCTTGGTCTTTTCCAGTTCGTGGACGGTTTCGTCCAGCTCGCGGGACTTGCGCGCCATGCGCTCGCCCAGGGCTTCGTTGTCCGCCCGTAGATCCTCTACCTGCTTCTCCAGGGCAGCCTTTTCCTTGGTGTGGGTGGCGATCAGTTCCTCGGCCAGGTACTCGACGGCGTCCTTGTTGCCCTGCTTGGCCGCTTCGATCAGGGCGCTACGGGCGTCATCGGGCAGCTTTCGCCACTGGCGCAGCTCGCGGTAGCCGATGCCCATGCGGGACATGGATTCCAGGGCTTCTTCGCCGAAAGTGCGGAGGTTGGCGATATCCATGTTTGCCTTGTCGACAGAGATGCCGAGCAACGAGCAGAACTCGTCCCAAGTGCCAGAAAACTCCGAACCGTTCGGACTTTTCTTCCCGGCAATGGCACGGTAGAGCTTGTTTTCCTTGACGTAAGCGAGCTTGGAAGTCCGAACCGTTCGGGAAAATTCCTCGAACGCCCCTGCCATCTGCGCTTGGCCGAGCAGTTGGTTGACCAGGTCGCGCTCCTCATGCATGCCCTGGGCAATGTCGCCCAGCATGGTCAGCGCGCCTGCCTCGGCCTGGTACGCCTGCTGGTTGACTTCAGGTATGGGTTCCACTTTCACGGGGGATGCTTTACGGGCCATGGGATTTCCTTAGTTCGGGAGACGGGTGTAGCGTTGGCGACGCTCGTTGAGTTCGTCCTGGCCGCGGCGCAGGGCTTCGTCGAATCCAAAGGCCACCTGGACCAGGCGCGGTCCGAGCAGCCAGCGCTTGTCGTCATGCGGGCTGCGGTCGGCCAAGCCGGCGATGCGCAGGTTTTCCAGGGCGCGCAGGGCGGCGCTGGCGTCGCACTCGGCGGCGACCGCCACCTCCTTCAGCAGCAGCCCCCGGAATTCGTTGGCGGCGAGGGCCAGCATGACCCGTAGGGTTCGCTGGACCTGCTCGGAGCGGTATTTTTCGGTGCTCATGCGCAGCGCTCCATCGGGATGACGACCAAGGCGCCGGACTGGGTGATAGCGGCTTGGCCACCGGTGGCCTCCGCCAGTTGCTGGTGGAGATGCTGGGCCTCGTTGCACCACCCTTCGGCACATTCCTCCATGCGGGTCAGCTCGGTGCGCAGGTACTCGTTCTCTTCGGCAAGGCGCGCAGCTTCGATGCAGAGCTGCTCATAGGCTTGCTCGTCCAGGCGCTGCAGCAGCGCCTGCAGGTTGATGGACTCACTCATCGTCAGCCACTCCAAAGTCCAGTTGCGGGGTTTCTGCCTGGGCGACGTTGCCGTGGTGCCAAGCGAGGGATTCGAGGCCGGCGCGGATGGCGTCCAGGGTCTGTTCGGCGGTTTGCTTGCCGTCGTAGAAGGCCATCAGCGCGCCGGTGGCGTTGTGCAGCACGCCCTGCAGTTGCTGCAGGTCGTTGGCGTTGCAGGCCTTGCCAACCGGGATGTCGACCAGGAGCTTGCCGTGAGCGGCGGCCAGGTAGCGGGTGATCAGCGGCAGGCCGCAGGCTTTCTCCAATGACAGCACCATGGTCAACGGCAGGCGGCCATTGCCCATCCATTTGTAGAGGGTGCTGGCGTTGTTCTGGCACAGATGGTCTGTGGCAAGCCGCTCGATCCCGCGGTTGTAGCGCTGCATGGCCAACTGCGCACAGCCGTCCAGCGCTTCGGCCGGCGAGCGCGGCACCCAGTGTTTCCAATTCCGGCGCTTCATTGGATGGTGCTCCAGAAGCCCCAGTAGTCGTCGTCCAAACAAATAGCTGTTTTCACCATTGGCAAAGCCATTGCGACAACGCCAGCCTGATGGGGTACATTCACCCTCGTCGGAGAGACAGACATGACTACCCCCGATCACCTGGTTCTTGATGCGTCGATGCGCTCGGCGTTTGTTGCCCTGGCACGTCGTCTGGCAATTGATCACGGCCTTGACCTGCAAGGTCTTGCCTGTGACCTGGAGACGCTGGCTGACGCGCAGTCGGGCGAGACATGGCAGATGCCGCATCGGGATCTGGCTGGTGTGCTGCGGTATGTTGCCGAGCGTGCTCAAGCAGGCGGAAGCTGATCTGGTGGGCCTCTTCGCGGCTCATGCGATGGTTGAGCAGCCGACCTGCGCTGATGAGCATCAGGCGATCGATCAGGCGCTCGGCGCCTGGCGATGCTACGGTCCGGTCCACCAACAGGAGGCTGCTCTGGTGAGCATCGGCCAGGTGCCAGGCGATGTCCGAAGTATCACCAGGGGCGCAGGCGATCAGAGCATCGAGCGCGGCGCGCCAGGTGTCCATCGGAGCGGGAGTCAGGTCGATGTGCTCGACCGGCGGCTGAAAGCGAGGCATGGCTGTACTCCTCTCAGGCGGCGAGTTGCTCGACGGAGAGCTTCATGCCGAGCTTCAGGGCGATTTCATGGGAGGTGCCGCGGCGGCCTTTGAACTGGCCGTTGATGACCATGTACACCTGGTGACGGGGATAGCCGTTGGCCTCGGCCCAGGCCGAGATCGTTATACCGGCGGCGCGGAAGAGTTCCTTAACGCGCTCGCCGGTGTACGGCGTGCGAGTGGGGAGCGGATACGGGACGTTCATGACGGGGTTCCTATCTGCTGAAAGATTGCTAATAAACCAATGCATGTGCAGTGCTTTGGTGTGAATTGATATTGGGACATCAAAGTCCCATAGTCAAGGGACTTTTATGCCTCAAAGCATCGGGGATCGGATCCGACAAATACGCGGTGGACTAGGCGTGGGGGAGTTTGCGGAGCGCCTTGGGGTGAATCGCAAAACTGTTGCGCGCTGGGAAAGCAATGAGGCGCTGCCTGACGGAGCATCACTTCTAACGTTGCACAGCTGTTTCGGGGCTGATCCTGGCTGGATTCTGACCGGAGGAGGAGCGCAGCCTAGTCCCGCTGAGCTAGCACCTGACGAGCGCATCCTGCTGGACAACTACCGGCATAGCCCGCCCGACGCTCAGGCCGCACTCAAGGCGACGAGCGATGCGTTCGCGCGTCGCACTGGTAAGAAAGCAGGATGATGAATAAGGGGGAGGAATGGATTTCAAAGTACTGCTTGGGGCAGTGATGTTGGTCAGCCTATCGGTGGCCGGATGCTCCACGAAAAACTATGGCCGACAGCCGGAACTGACTGACTTCGAACGGCAGACCATGAGCTGCCGCGAGATTGACCTGGAACAGGCCAAGGTTCAGGGCTTCCTGAGCCATGTACGCGAAGAGAGCGAGTTCGACGGACGCTCGGTGCTGTCTTTCCTGGGCGACTTCGGGATCGG